CGGGATCGAATCCGTCTCTAGCACTTGCGACAACGAACACACGACGGCGTCGTTGGGCCACTCCGAAATATTGAGCGTCGAGAACTCGCCACGCTGCTGATCTTTTCGGTCCCACAACCATACCCGCACTTGTCCACTTTCCCCCTGTCGGGACGATGGGGTCATCGTTTCCGACAAGCGCCCCGAGGAAGCACCCGAAGGCGTTGTCTTTAACGGAGAGCACTCCGGGGACGTTCTCCCATACGATGACGGTTCCGCATCCAGTAGGTCGAAGATCGTCGATTGCATCTGCAAGTCTCACAAACTCTAGGGTCAAGTTGCCACGATCATCGTCGAGGCTATTACGAAGTCCGGCCACGCTAAACGCTTGGCACGGCGTGCCGCCAACAAGAACATCGGCGTCGCCAATCCAGTCCTGCTCACGCAGAACGGTAAAGTCACCGTGCAGCGGAACATCGGGATAGTGGTGCGCGAGAACCTGACGCGGGAACTTCTCGATCTCGCTGAACGCAAGCGGCTGAAAGCCGTGGCCATGCCACGCAACGGTCGCGGCTTCGATGCCGGAGCAGACGGAGAGATACCTCATGCCGCAGCACCGATCTCGCGATCCGTAACCTCGTCACCGAACACGTCGCGCAGGACGCTGACTTGCAGCGTGAAGTTTAGCACCTCGCACAGCGCGATGGCCGTACCCAACGTGATGCCCTCTGGCTTCTTCGTGATATGCCAGAACGTGCCGTGAGCCAGCCCCGCCTTGAGCGACAGGTCTCGCTTTGACAGGCCGCGCTCGATGCGCCGCTCGTCCATCATCCTCACCATAAGGTGTATCGTCTCAGTCATTATGTTCTCCCTCACGTATATCTGTCCGATTTATGCGATGCTGTCCAGATCGCGGTCAGCCCATCTCCACAGGCATCGCGTATCTTGGCACAGCGATCTCGACGATGTCCGGCGAGTAACCCTTCCACGCAGATGCGTTCTGCGAGATCCGATACGCCCTCGCGGCCTGCGACATCAGCTCAGCACCACCGGCAATACTCGCCGCGTCGAGCACGTACACGCCGACGGCGAACGGTGCCTCAGTCTCGACTGCGATGAACACGAAACGCTCTGCCATGAAGCCCGAGGCGATGCTGTAGCCATCGAGGTAGTGCGCCGCCTGTAGGTGGTACTGGAACGTCGCGACGCTGCGAGCGAACCCGTCCGGCGATGCGTCCCTCGTCGTCTTGATGTCGATGATCGAGGAGCCGTTCAGCGCGTCTGCTCTGGCCTTACACGGCACGCCGTGCTGGTCCCAGAACATCGACGCCTCGAACTTCGCGCCCTTCAGCAGCTCGCTGTAGCGGTGGTGCGAGCGGACGGAATCACCGACGCGCTGCGCCTTCTGGAACAGGTCCATGTCGACGACGGTCCTGCCGCCTGCGGTCGCGTCGAACTTCTCAGCCGCAGCCTTCCCGGCAGTCGTGCGCTTGTCGAACTTCGGTGCCGCGATGTAGAGATCGTCGACCGTGTTCGGCTCAAGCACGAGAGAGTGTACGAGCGATCCGAACGCCATCGCCGGTGTCGGATCGCGCTGGTGCTCCTTCGCCGCTAAGTAGTGCGCCGGTGACTTCAGCAATAGCTTCGCGCCACTCGCCGAGAGCGCGTCGATGGCGTGGTAGTCTGCCGCCGGTAGGTCATAGGTTATCATCGTCGTCCCTCATCATTGACTGGATCATTATGGTTATTGCTGTGGCGATACACGCAGCAGACGCGATCAGCATCACGCTGATGAAGCAGTCTGGGTCGAGCATCATCGCTCAGTTCCCGTCCAGATTGCTGCCGCGATCATCGAGACGTTGGCCTTGCTCGCGACCGCAGGCAAACCCCTCGTCCCACGCATCATCCCGCTGTAGACATATGTCCTCGGATAGCTCTTTCAACTTGGTCCGCAGCGCGGTGATTGCGTTGACAGCATCTACGATCACGAAGTAGTCGTTCACGTCCGTCTTCACATTGTTCAACCTGTCGATCAGATCAGCCGAGTGTTCGCAGTTGCAGGTTTCTCTGCGCAACAGGCAGTTACATATTGCCATCACTTATACCCCGCTAGCGCGTAAACAACGATTTCATAAGTCTTTTCGTTGATCTCTCGCTCGCTATATTCATCGCCGCTATTGTGCAGGTCGTATATCCGATCTAGCCCTTTGCGAAACCGCGCCGCCATTTTTGACAGATTTTGGATGGTTTTAGTGTGTTGCATTTCATCGTCCTGAAGTATCTTGAGTTGCAACTGTAGCTTGCTGATCTGTTCAACGGTTTCCATCACTCTTTCTCCTTCAGTGTCGCATACGCAAGAGCCTGACCATGACCAGAGGCTTCATCTGCGATTTGTTGCAGTATTTTACGATACATCAATGCTCGTCCTGTATCTTTTGCATTGTCGATAGCAAGACAAGCCAAGCGATTATTATCGTTCCGCAGCTGCTCATTCTCTGTTTTCAATTTGTTGTATTCATCAACAAGATTAATTGTCTCAACGGTTTCCATCACTCTTTTCCCTTTAATTTTTTTATTTTTCCCAGAAGCCAATTAACCACATACAAAAATACCCCAGTGACAAGGACCACAGCAATCAAACCGATAACCAAACCAACAAGCCAAAGTAGCTCCGCAATAAACTTTGCCATCCAAAACCAAATTTCATCCATCACTCTTTCTCCATCATTATAATGGCAATAATTAATGGTGCTATACAAATAAAAGCTGCGACTAGGTATTCATTTTCTGTCATCACTCTTCCTCCTCTAATTGATTAATAGCATATGCGTTAATAAACCTTGCGTGGCTCTCCCATGATTGACCACTAAGCGGTGTCAACATTGAGATAAAAGCTAATGATCCAGACAGTCTTAAAACTTCAGATCGCAACTTATCGCATTCAGTTCTGGCATAATCATAGTGCATCTGAAGGTCTGAATTAGCTAACCTTAGCTGTTTAATTTCTTGTATGACACGATGCCTGATTTTGTATTGCTCTTCTATGACGTATCCATCGTATTCTTTGAGTTCTTTTATAACATCCATCACTCTTTCTCCTCCAACATATTAGCTATATGTTTACCAAACTCCTCCTCTGAGTAGTCTGGGTTAAGCCGAATCATGTAAATCCGAAACAATGCAATGATGATGCTCTGATTTGTCCGCAACCGCTCGATCTCGGCATTTTTTTCTTTTAATTCATTGCCGACGATTTCAAACATCTCAGCCGTGGTAACAATTTTTTCCGTCTCAATGGCATCCATCACTCACCCCCACCAAAATACAAAAAACCAAACCAAGAACATGATCAAAGGGAACATCATTACCGTCACCGTTTTCACGTTCACGTCGTAGTCCCTGTCATTCCGGCAACTCCATCATTGGCATCCAATGTGTCGGTTCATCCCCAGCGATTTGTGCGTATTGGCTACGTTCATTCGTCCCTGAATAATACCAATCAGGAATGCCTTGATGTTTTCGCCCGAGCCGAATCCATTTTTTATTTTTATGACAAAGAACCATAAATTGGTATGGGTTGTCGCAGGTTTCTATTGGTTGCCACCCGTCAGGTTCATCCTCCCCATACCCGCCATATGGATCAATGCCTTTGGCAATCAAATTCTCCCGGATAGATTTGCGAAGTTTTTGATATTCCTCTTTAATGTCATCATTCATAACGGCACCATGCCTATCTACAATATCTTCATCCATCACTCTTTCTCCTTCAGTGCTTTTTGTGCAATCCTCACAACTTCCATAAGAAGCGATAACAGGTAACCCTCCGCTGCGGTCATGGGTTGAGGTATTCCTTCTGACCCCGCATACACCTCATAAATTTCCCGCAGTGCTTCTCGCATTTGCACGATCTCATCGGCAGCTTCTTTGTAGTTCTGATGCCACATATCGGCCTGAACTTCCCAGTAATCAGCCTTTGTCATTTCTGCTGAAACTTCACGGTCAGGCATCCGGTTTCTGTACATTCCCATCACTCACCCCCTAATGTGTAACCAACAATCGTATCAATCGCGTCAGACCGCAGCGTGTGCATACTGACGCTACCGCGCACCGTGTACGCTCTCCAGCGTCCCCGGCTGGCGCTCCACTTGAACCACCCCGCGAGGGCGTGATCCTTCATCACGATGAACACGTCATCGCCATCCTTGCGCACCTCTACCATGTGTCGCTCCCCCGCTCTGCCATCTCGTCTGCGCGAGCCTCAATGCTCTCCCTTGCCGCAGCCCATATTGCCCTAATGATCGGGTGCTCCGCCTTGCTTGTCGCGGCATCGTTCGTGATGATGAGGCCACCGTCGAAGATGATGCTGTCGAGATACCAAGGGTTCTCGTCGTGCGGGTGGTTGAAGCGGACGTGCGCCTCGCCATCGTGCAGCGTGATGCCGCTCCACTTCTTGTTCGCCTCGACCTCGACATCGTCGAGCGGAATGATTGCCGAGAATATCACTTGCGTTCTCCCTTCATTGGCGCGAGGGTCTTCGCGATCTCGCGGATGTTTTCGTCTATGTCTGCCGCAACATTGTCGAGGCGTATCTTCAGCGCTTCCTCTGGCGCTGCGTCGTCGACGTACTCGTCTGCGAATGATGCATACGCGATCAGGTCGACGAAGCTGTCATGCTTCCGCTCGTTCGAGATGCGCGATAGCTTCACGCTCATCATCACGATGGCGACGTCATAGGGCGTGACCGTCCTGCCGAGCAATGTGCTCGCGAACAGTGAGGCGCGCTTGAACGACGGCCTTGGGTCGCCGTACTCCGTTCCTCTCTGCGTGATGGTGGCCAGTGTCTCTTCCAGCGTAGCTCGGTGATTTTTTCGGTTGGTCAAGGGTAACTCCAATTCTCTTTGCGTGTTGCTGACAGCCGTGCATGATTGTCGTGTGGTCTCGGCCAAACTTGGCCGCGATTTGTGGATAGCTTAACTTCAACTCGAGGCGGATTGCGTACCAGACGTGCTGCCGCGCAGCGACGAGCCTGTAGCTACGATCCGGTGACACCAACTCGCGCCACGATATCTCTCTGCCGTCGATGATCTCATTCGTGATCTTTAGCCAGTCACGCTTGCGGAGCGCGAGCTGCTGCTTCGTGATGGCGATCTGCTCCTCCCACTGCCGCTTCACTCTCTCGATCTGCTGCCGCGTGATGTGCTTGTTCTTCTCGGCCAACTCAGCCGCAGCCCGAGCGTCCGCCTCTACCTTCGCCTTGGCTTCAGCGATCTTGTCCAGCCTGTGCCGGTTAGCGGCGTCGGCCATGCGCTGACGCACGCCCTTGTAGTGGTCGACCATCTCGTCCATGACCATGCTCATCGGATCACCTTCACGCAGTAGTAGGGTGCGCTTGAGTGGTCCTGCGGCTTGAAGCGAGCCGTGAAGATGTCTCCCTCGACGTAGCCCTTCTCATGCAATTCGGTGACGATATGCGGCGGCAGGAACACACTCTCGCCCGTGTTTGTCTCAGAGTATCCGTAGACCGATGCCGCTTCCGACGTCATCATGCGAGTAATCACGACGACTTCCTCCGGCAGCGTTGACGACTTGCGCGTGGCGAAGTCGATGATCTTTTCAAGGATGCCGCGCTGCGGTCGCGTCCTCATGTTCAGCCAGTTGTCGACGGACTGCTCCGACACGTCTAACTCTTTTGCGAGAGCCTCGACCGATCCCGCCTTTCGGTAGGCGTGGAACACGGCCTCTAGTGGTGAGTTGTTCATTTTCGTTTCCCGTTTCAGTTTGTGATTGCGTCGAGCACGATCATGGAGCCGCACACTGCGGCCATGAATAGCGCGAAGCCGATGCCCTCGATGATGAATGTGATGAGTTTCATTTTAATTCCCCCACTGAGACGCCATTGCGTCTGCGATCCCTTGATATGTTGTTGATCTTAATTTCCACCGATCAGGTGATGGACTTAAATAGTGCAACCGCTCGCGTTGCGATTTTGGTAGGACAAGCATTTCGTCCCGTACATTGTTTGTCGGTAGTAGTGCAGCCAGACCCTTTAACCATAGGCACGTTGCCTTCTGCTCCTTATGGCCGAACATCCACGGTTGAATGACTTGTGTCTGCCTTACATTCCCGATCCTCTCTTTCGCATATTTGTGCATGATCGGGTTCTCAATCGCTATTTTTGGAATATCCGCATTAAGGAGAGCCTTAAAAAAAGATGCGCCATCATCCAGTTTAGCCCACCGTGACGCATCAGTGTGGAGGTGGCATACACCGCTATTTGTCAGATACGTGCATGGTGGGTGGGCGATCATCAAATCCCACCCATCACCGATTATATCAAACACGTTGCCTTGGTAGTGCGGCCCATCCCGATCTGTCGGTAATAAATCACATGACACTGCATCGTGACCCAATGCGCGAAAGGCTTCTCTAACCGTTCCGCTATATTCACAGGCTATGAGGATTTTCATAGTTCACCCATTTCCTTGAGCACGTCGAGAGCCACCAGTGCGCCATCGCGAAACTGCTCCGCAGTCTGCCAGTCAAGCGTCGAGTGGAACACGTCGTGGCGCATACAATCCTCGATAAGCTCAAGCTGCGCGATGTCGGTGATGCCAGTGATTTCCGATATTGATTTGATGTAGCCAGTCATTTTCTTCTCCCGTTTGTTGGTGGGGAGCCGAAGCTCCCCGTTTTGATTAGTATGCCTCGTTCTCATCGTTGTACCCGAGAGCGTCTGCTTTCCAGTACATCGCCTCGTGATGTTTGCAATACTCCTCCTCCTCGTTGAAGTAATCGCTCTCATCGTAAACGCGATCTTGGTCACCAATCGCCATCTTGCGCTCGGCTGCGTACTCATCAAAGCCGTCGATATCTACCCGACGCCGGATCATTTCAATTTCGCGTACATACAAACCAATCTCATTGATCAGGGAATGAACAGTAGCAGCCGCCATCGTCCGCTTAGAATAACCGATCTTGACCGTGGCCATTGGGCCTTCTCCGGGGAACTGCGTGATGCAGCCGCATACTTCGCCATCAATCAAAACATTCCACACTGGAACGTCGTTCTGGACTTGCTTTGTCGTTACTTGCATTTTCTTCTCCCGTTTGTTTGCCGGTCAACTCGACCGTGAATCAGTTATACGCGTCTTCTATAAAAGATACAATAGGGAAAACACACATAAACGAAAAATAATTTCGCGCACGAAAAAGCCCCACCGGCGGGAGGCACCAGTGGGGCTGACGGAGACATCTCTCAACGCCCTCGCTTGAAGCAGCGAGTGGGCGGGATAGTAGCACGGTGCGGTTATCGATTAAAGATGTCTGCTGTCGGTCCAGCGAGCAACCCCGGCGTGTATGATGGCGAGCCGCCTCTTGACTGAGCCGCTCTGCGTGTCAGTTCGGCCATTGCGGTATTCACGTCCTGCGGCGTCCGAGCAAATAGGTATTTGGCCAGTTGCGAATTGGTAGCCTCGCGTGTCCTACCGGACAATCCGGTCGAGAGTGCCGTTAACCCAGACGTCATTCCGGTGCCTGCAGCTCCCAAGATATTTCCTTGAGCCAACTCTCTGCCGATCTGCGCGGCTGGTCCCATACCGGCACGGAAGCTCGCTTCTTCGGCCAGCATTGGTGCTGTTTGCGATATCTGGTTCAACGCTCTGTTCGTGCCTGACATTCTGGCTTCCCGTTCAATATCGTAGAACAAGGTGTCCGCAATCTTTTTGACTTCTACTGGGTCTTTCACTGCGGCAGAAAGCGCGGCTTCAACTTGAGCCTTTGCATTGCCCGATCTAAATGCACTTGTGACATCTTGGCCTTCAATCTTGCGCCCGAGCCGCTGATTGACAGCATCGAGTACACCGATCAAGAACCCTTCTTTCTCCGACGCGCCTAACTTTGATATGTCCTTGAACGTCAATTCTGCACGTTCATTGAATACATCACCGCCCTTTTTCATGGCGTCCATAA